TCACCTTTTCCTCCTGTCATCTGAAGCACTTACCAGATCATCGAATATGTCCTTAAACCGCTCTCGAAGACTTTCCCGCTCTTCATCGGGAACCATGTTCAGCACCTGATAGAAAAGACCCAAGAGATCACGGTGCATAGCTCCTGATGAGGGAAGTGATTTCTCGATCAGGGCTATTGCTGACTTATTGATTTCTTGCTCAATCTCATCACGTTGATAGCTCCGAGCCCGCTTCACTCTCTCGAACAATTGTTCTGGAACCGTGACCTTCGGCCAGCCTCTTAGAGACTGCTCAAGACGCTCAATAATCTCCGCGTTCATCGAGCGCCCGCGCCGATCGGCTTCATTCTTCAAACGATCCCTCAGACCGGGCGGGAACCTCAGCTGATACTGATCTGGCTTGCTTCGGGTTGTCGTCATGGTGATCCCCTCTGTCCTTGCATCATATCCAGTGGGTATTTTTTTCTCTTGCGTCAATCATATCCAGTGGGTATGGTTACGAATATACCCAATGGGTATGTTTAATTAAACACTAGCGAGGATCGAAAATGGCAGAAGCGCAGCAGATGGATTTGATCTGGGGCTTGGACGAAATCGGCAAGCTGATTGGCCGCAACTATCAGCAGACCTACCACATGGTGAAATCCGGTCATCTTCCGATGGTGAAACAGGTGGGTGAGCGTTACGTCGCCAGCCGCCAGAAGCTCGTATCCTTCTTCATGGAAGAGGGTGAGACGAAGGGAGCAGCGGCATGAGCCGTTTCAACAAGAGGACCAAGGTCAAAGATTTTGACCAATTCCAGCTTCGCCTTCCTCCGGGAATGCGAGCCACAATAGCAGCTATGTCTGCTGACGTTGACGTGTCGATGAACGCGCTGATCGTCCACTTGATCGAACAAGGCATGAAAGCAAAAGGCCCGGCAACCGCGCCAACGGTTCCGAGCCATGGCTCAATCACTCACCCCTGCATGAGGAAAGACGAAATGAACGTTGCAACGAATACCACGGCTCCCGCCGTCGAACAAGAATTGATCTGCGACAAGGTTGACCGTCTGGCCCGAGAGCTTTCCGAAGCCCTGCCGCAGTGGTTCAATGGCCAGTTCATGGCGATGGTCTATCCTGCCGGCGATGTCCGCGGCTACTGGTTCCGCAGTCTCTTCCGTGACGAGAACGGCGAGAAGACTGATCCGGTAGTGAAAGCCGTTCAAGACTACCGAGACGGCTGCGCACGGTTCAATGCGATCAATAGCGCTGATTGGCCGCTCCATGGCGGAGAGGATGCCGTAATCGAAAAGACCTATGGCGGGCCTATGAAGGCGCTGGAGAACTGGGACCGGCCTTGCGCATCCCGAGACGGAGCAATCGCGGCCCTTCGGCATGCGTTGGCTGAGAGCGAGGATATTTATTGTTCGGACAGCATCGGCCCCATGCTTCGCGCTGCTCTTGGATATCTGGAAGGAGCCTCAGCATGAAACAGGCTCCCGTCGAAATCACCCGCGCCTGCCTCGAAGCGAAGATCGAGGAACTGGTCGCTCTTCTCGATCTGGTCGACGGCGACTGCGACCTTGAAGACAACGGCGACGATGAACCGTCCATTGGCGCTCACGGAAGGCTTGGCCGTGACGGTGTAGAGGACGATCTGGAAGAGGACACGGCCGACAGCGAGCACAGCATGGGTTGGTCCAATCCTCGCTTTGGCGATCACACTTTGCCTAAGGGCTGGAGCATGGGGGACTGGGAGCAATGACAGAAGGTAGCAACCGTCTCCCGCATCTGCTCGCTGAAATCAAAACCGCCAATGTCGTTTTTGCCCAGGCGCAAAAGACGACAGCATCGGCCGCGTTCGTTATGGGGAAATCGCTCATTGAAGCGAAAGAACTCTGCGGACACGGCGATTGGACCGGCTTCCTGAAGGAGACAGGCCTGCCGCCGCGAACAGCGCAGCGATATATGCGACTCGTCCAGTCCGGCTTAGGCTCCGAGTACATTGGTCTGATCGGCGTCACCGAGGCTCTTAGAGAGATAGATGAGGCGCAGGAAATTATGCCTTCGGATGGCAAGGCCATAATGGCCGTTTGGGAAGGAGAACCTACCCCAGACACGATGATGTGGTGGCGCCTCGACCGTCATACTGGCGGTTTCTTTCAGGTCCACACCAACGACGATGATCCCGATGTCGCCACCTTCCTGATCGTGCATTCAATGCCGGTCGTCTTCATCGCCTTTATCGTGGACGTATTCTCAAACGGTCTCATGTGGGACCAGCCGAGGCAGCAGCGGTTCCGCAGGGAAGTCACGATGGAGGAGCGCGACGAGAAGATTGCCTTTGTCAAAGCGGAAGCCGCTCGCTTCCAGGAGGCTCGGAAATGACCACACCCATCGAGAAAGCCGCCATGTGGCTGTCAGAGCAAAAGGAAACCCCGAGCGACATCATCCGAATTCTTCGGGATAAGTTCGGAATCACCGCCAGTGAGGCGGCGCAAGCGTGTACACTCGCGAACAAGTTTCGCACCTTCCGGAGGGCGCACGGTTGAAGGCAGTAACCAAAACGAACAAGGACGGCTCCGAGCAGGTATTGCTCGGGGCTGTTATCATGAAAGAACGGCCTTCCCGGAAGCGGGCAAAAATTCATGACCTCCCGTATTCTATCGAAAACCATCGGTTGCGGGAGATTGAGAAGATCATCCGCCACCGGCATGGAAGAGGTATTCCCGATCCAGCAGGCACCGACGATGTTGAACTTTGCCTCAATTATTTGCGTGCGGTAGCACTGACGCCAGACAGCCAAAGTGCCGCGTCATGGGCGCTTGTGTGGGCGCCATGGGTAGACCCGGTCACCGTTGATCTCCTCGACCAGACAGCGGCAGGGCGGAAAAAAATGCCGCCGGCAGATGCTGTGGCCAAAATGCTATTTGTTCGGCTGGAGGAAAGGACGATGCTTGGCCTGAAGACGATCGGTGCTTGCGACGTTTCGAAAGCCGAACGTCAAATTAGCGCTAAAGAACGCAAGCGTGAACGTGACCGGAACAGACAGGAACAAAAGCGGAGGGAAGTCGGTCGTGTTGATCGCAAGTCCTATGAGGCTACATCTTTGACCAGCCTCAAGCCGTGGGAGCAAGAGGGAATTTCACGCCGAACATGGGAACGTCGACGTGTCGCAAGTCTATCGCGAATAGATATATCAACAAATGGCGACACACTTGCGTCAAAGCCAGATCAGGCACCGCACGATGCCCAGAACGATATGCATCAAGCACGCGTAGCGGGGTTGATGGTGGGTCTGGGGGATCATCCCCCAGCGGAGCTCCAAGAGGCAGGGCCTCATGGGAATGGCGACAAGCTGCAAGGGAGAGCAGCATGAAAGGTGAACAGCTTAATCTCTTTGATCAGCCGGAGAAGAAACCGATGGCCGAGGTAATTTTGTTTCCGGTTGACCGAGAGATCGGCTTCATCCGTGAAACCGCTCGCATTCTGACCATCAAGCAAGGGGCGGCCGCTGACAGGTTTTGGCAGATGACAACGCGCAGGCTTTATGCTCGCCTCCAGGTTCGAGGCATGAAAGATGAGGATATCAAGGCTGAGGTAAGATGCTTTGCCAATGCTGTTTTCTCTCAGTTGCAGATGGATGCTTCCAGTAATCCGAAAGGTGCTGCATGACTGCAAATTTGCAGATCACTGTAAACGGTCCGCTCGGATCATGAACGTTTCCGAGCGGACCGTTTACATGAGCCGGAAGATAGCGCGGCTCCGTCCTGACCTTGTTCCAGCTATCGAGGCAGGTGCACTCACCCTCAACGCGGCCATGGCACAGATTGACGAGAGACCGAAGCAAACTTCGTGGGAACGTCTGGTGAAGGCATGGAATGCGGCAACGGAAGACGATAGAATACGGCTGATTTCCGAAGCAACAAAAGGGTGGAGCAAAGCTTGAACCAACCGAAGCTGACGGCCGCCCGCCTCGATGCCATCTTATCCCCAAATTTGGGGGAAAGTCGGTCTGCACTCGCCAAGGAAAGCCTATGGGGTCCGAAGCAAATCGGCGCTTTCATGGGCCTTTCCCCTGACACGGTACGCCGCATGGCGAAGACCGATCCGACCTTTCCAGCGCGGATAAGATTCGGTAGGCTCTTTGTGACCCGAACGGAGATTGTCGTCTGGCTTCAGCCGCGACATGATGAAGTGCAGCAATCTGCTTGAATTTGCTGCAAAACGCCGCATTTGCGTAATGGCTCAAATCAGAGCCATACGCCATCTTCCAGCCCATGAGCTGGAACCCTTTCAAACGCACCGAAAAGATCGAGACGCGAGACGAGAACCTCAAGGATGAGGACGGCTTTCTCGCTGCCTTGTGGTCCGGTGTCTCCTCCGGCACGGTGGCAATCTCCGGCGCTCAAGCGCTGCGCGTCCCGGCCGTGGCCAATGCGGTCAGGGTCATATCTGAAGCCGCCGCCACCCTCGATATCAGGATCATGGAACGCCGCGAGGACGGCACCGAGGAAGAGGACCGCAATCACCCGATCGGTGTCTTGTTGCGTGGTGACGTCAACCCATGGTCTGCAGGCTTCGACCTTATCCGCGATCTGGCCGCCGACGCCCTCACCCGTGACTGGGGTGGCCTCGCCTATGTGAACCGCGTGCGCGGCGAGATCCGCGAAATCATCCGGTACCAGCCGCAAGGCATCAGCGTGACCTTCGATCCTTGGACCGGCGAACCGACCTATCGCATCAACGGCCAAATCGTGAAGCCCGATAGCGTGGTGCACGTCCGCGGTCCTTTCGACAAATCGCCGCTCACCCTTGCCGCCGAAGCAATCGGTGCCGCAAAGGTAATGGAAACCCACGCCTCCAATTTCTTCAAGAATGGCGCAACGCCTGGTGTCGTGATCCTCAACAAGAAGAGCCTTGGAGACGAAGGCGCCAAGAAGATGATCGCCGGATGGCGCAAGGCTTTCCGCCAGCCGTCGGATAGCGGCAAGGCTGCCGTTCTCTGGGATGACGCCGATATCAAGCAGCTCATGCTCAACTCGGTGGACAGCCAGTTCATCGAACTGCGCAAGTTCCAGATCATCGAGATTGCCCGCGCCTTCCGCGTCCCGCCCTCCATGCTGTTCGAACTCGACCGCGCCACATGGAGCAATTCCGAGCAGATGGGCCGGGAGTTCCTGACCTACACGCTGGAGCCATGGCTTCGCGCTCTGGAGACTGCCCTTGGCCGTGCGCTGCTGACCCGCGAGGATCGCAAGCGCTACCGCATCAGCTTCGACCGAGACGACCTGACCCGTGCTGACCTCACGTCGCGCGCTACAGCGATTTCAACCCTCATCAGCGCCAAGGTGCTCAATCCGAACGAAGCCCGTGGGTGGCTCGATCTGGGGCCATACGAGGGCGGCAACGAGTACGGCAACCCGCACATCAATCCGAACGACCAGAAGGCAAATTTGCCCGCTGATCAAGAGGACGGCGCCGACACTTTGAAAACCGACAAGGAGCCTAAGCCCGATGACGCTCGATGATATCCGCGCCAACCTCGCAGATCAGGATCGTGGCCGCTGGCTCGATATCCTCGGCCCATGGGAGGGACAGCTTGTCCTTCGCCTTCGTATCGCCGGCCCTGATAGCGACGTGCAGCACCGCGCCCGTATCCAGATGATGGACGAATTGGCCGCCGCTGCTGACGGCGAAGGCAAGGTATCGTTCGAACTCCGCGAGAAAGCCCGCGTCAACTGCCTTGGCCGGTGTGTCCTTGGCTGGGAGATCGAGGAAGATGGCAAGCCGTTGCCCTTCTCGCAAAAGGCTCTCCTCGTCTTCCTGAACGTCGCATGGATACAGCAGCAGGTTGACGCCTTTGCCGCTGACCGTGCCAACTTCCGAAGCGAGGCGGCGTGATGGATCACCTCGACCTTTCCCTCAGATTTGAGGCGCCCAGCGATACCGGCGAGTTCTCCGGCTATGCCGTCATCTGGGATCAGCGCAACGCCCATAACGAAATCGTCAAGCGTGGGGCATTTCGGGCTTCTCTGGAATTGCACAGGCAGGCAGGCACCCGGCCCGTCATGCTCTGGTCGCACGATCCAACTGACATCATCGGCGTATGGACCGAAATCCGTGAGGACGAGAAAGGCCTGTTCGTTCGCGGGAAAATCGTCACCGGCACGACGCGCGGCCGGGAGGCTTACGAGCTTCTGAAGGCCGACGCGCTGAATGGTCTCTCGATCGGCTTCCGCCTCAACAAGGGCGGCGAGACACGACAGGCCGGCACTCGCATCCTGACCGGCATCGACGTGCGCGAAATCTCCCTCGTGGGCATGCCATCTGCACCCAATGCCCGGATCACCTCAGTTCGCAGTTCTGGCCGCTCTACCGAGAGCGCAGCGGCCTTCATCAACGCATGCCGGAAGGCGAAATGCGCTCTCGTCAGCAAAGGGAAATGACCATGAAGCACTTCACCCTCGAAACCCGAGCCGAACCGGAAGATGATCCGCTGGCCGCAGCAACGCAGGCCGTGGAAGAGCTGCGCGCCGGGTTTACCGAATATCGCACCGGCTCCGAAACCGAGATCAACGAACTGCGCACGCAGCTTGCCGACCTCGAAACCCGCATGAACCGTCCCGGCGGCGCAGGCAATCCCGGCGACGACGAAATCTCGCTGGAGCGCCGTGCGTTCTCCAACTTCCTGCGCCTGGGCGACAACCGCATGGACCCGGAAGAAACCCGCGCTCTGATCGTGGGTGATGACACCAAGGGCGGCTATCTGGCTCCTGCCGAGTTCCAGACCGAAGTCATCCGCGGCATCGTGGAAATCTCCCCGATCCGTCAGGCTGTCCGCGTCGGCTCCACCTCTGCCGGTTCCGTCATCCTGCCGAAGCTCACCGGCCGCCCGACTGCCTCGTGGGTGGGTGAAGACGAGGAACGCGATGAAACGACCATGACCTATGGTCAGCTTGAAATCCCGATCCACGAGATTGCATGCTTTATCGACGTGTCGCTCCGTCTTCTCGAAGACTCGGCCATCAACGTCGAATCCGAGATTGCCACGGAACTGTCGCAGGAGTTCGCCCTCAAGGAAAACGCGGCCTTCTCGAATGGCAACGGCGCCAAGAAGCCGCTCGGCATCCAGCAGGTTCCGAACATCGCGGAAGTCATCAACGGCCACGCCACGAACATCAGCGCTGACCAGCTTATCGGCCTGATGTACGCCATGCCGGCCGCCTATCGGAACAACGGCTCCTGGCTGATGAACGGCACCACGCTCGGCAAGGTCCGCACCATCAAGGATGGTCAGGGCAATTACCTCTGGCAGCCGTCCTATCAGGCGGGCCAGCCGTCCACCCTGCTCGGCCGTCCGGTTATTGAAGACCCGACCATGCCGGACATCGCAAACGGCACGTTCCCGATCTACTACGGCGATTTCAGCAAGGCATACCGCGTCTATGACCGCGTGGGCATGTCGGTGCTGCGCGACCCGTACACGCAGGCGACAAAGGGCATGGTTCGCTTCCACGCCCGCCGCCGCGTCGGTGGTGGCCCGACCCTCACCGAAGCACTCCGCAAACTCAAGATGGCGACCGCCTAAGGAGGAATGACCATGCGTGACATCGTTCACAATATTGGTGTCGTGCAGAGCATTGCGCCTGCCGACATCGCCGCCACCACACAGGGCACGTCTGTTGACCTGCTCGGCTTCGACAGTGTGGCCTTCATCGCCACGACGGGCGTCCGCACCGCGTCCGGCGCATTCACGCTCACGCTAGAGGAGAGCGACGACAACGCCACCTTCACCGCCGTGGATGCTGATCACTATCAGGCGCCGGTCTCTGGCAACCTGGCAGCCAATATCACGGCCAAGGTCGGTTATCGCGGCTTCAAGCGCTACGTGCGGCCTGTCCTCACGAAGGGCAGCGGCACCTCCATCTTCGTCAGCGTGATTGCCATCAAGGGCAACGCCGCGAACCGTCCGGTGGCATGATGGCTGATAAGTTCGACACTCAGGCTGATGTGGTCTTTGCACCCGCAAGGCGTCATTTCCAGATCGCCCCCAGCAACTCGGCTGATCTGCCGACGCGCCTAAGGCGATCTATTGCCAGGCTGATGGCACAATCGTCTGCCGTGACGAGCTGGGTGTCGATCTGCCCTATGCCATGACGGCTGGCCAGATCCTCCCCCTTCGTCCGGTTCGTGTTCTGGCAACAGGCACGACCGGCACATTCTACGGGTGGGCCTGACCATGCCGACACGCGCCCCCTCAGTCTGTGGACACTGCAACAAGGCTCATCCCCGTGGTGAGACCTGCGTTGCTGTTAGAGCAATCCAGAAGGAGCGCAAAGCCCGCCACGACCAGAAGCGCCCCAGCGCCCGCCAGCGTGGCTATGACAGCACATGGGAAAGGGAGGCCAAGGCTTTCCTCTCCCTCCCTCAAAACGAGTTCTGCCAGTGTGGGGCAAAGGCGACCGTCGTGATGCACATCAAGTCCATCCGGCAGCGCCCAGACCTGCGCATGGCCCGATCCAACTGGAAGCCGGGTTGCCAGAGGTGCAACGCCATCGACGCCGCGAATGAACGGCGCACCCTTGAAAGGAACAAGCCATGACTATCAACGCGACGGCCGGTGCGAAAATCTACATCGGCACCACTAAGGAACAGAAGAAGGCCGACTTTGTGCTGGCTGACTTCTCCGCTGCCAATGCAGTCACATGGAAGGAGATCGGAGAAGTCGAAGGTCTCGGTTCTGTGGGTGATACCAGCGAGGCCATCAACTTCACATCGATCGGTGACAGCCGCACCCGTACACTCAAAGGCCCACGCTCTGCCGGCACGATGGAGCTGGTCATGGGCATCGACTATTCCGACCCCGGTCAGCAGGCTCTCATCGCTGCCGAGAAGACCATCCACGATTACGAATTCAGGATCGTGCTGAACGATGCACCCGCAGGCGGCACCCCTTCGGAGCGTCTGTTCATCGCCAAGGTCATGAGCCAGGCCGAACAGTACGATGCAGCCAACAGCGTCATGAAGCTGAACGCCTCCCTTGGCGTCAACAGCAACGTGGTGCGCGTCGATGCGGAGGCCTAAGCCATGATGATCATACCCGCCCGTATCAAGGTCGATGTCAGTAAGGACGAAGACGGCGACCTGCTCATGATCGTTGAGCAGGAACTGACGCACGACCAGAAGGACACGCTCTATCAGGCTATGCGCTTGTTCAAGGGCGGTGACTTCAGTGGCCCAGGCTTCAACGTCTATCTCAAAGGCGAGGACATCGTGCTTGAGCGTACCTGACCCTACCGGGGGGTGGTCTCAGACTTTCCACCCCTCAAGGGGACCGGCGGCGGGTCCATCGTGCGAAAAATTTCTCAATTGGCCCTGATTTTGTGAACGACAGAAAGGAGGTTGTTCAATGATTGTAGACGTAGCGATTTTGATGCAGCAATTGAACGCCACCGGCATCCCCGGAACGGACGATGACGCGCTGATCGAGCGCAAGATCGAGGCCGCCCAGAACCATATCGAACGCCTGCTCGGCTTCAGGATTGAGGAGACCTATGGCGGCACGGATCAAGACGAAATTCCGTCGGCGCTGGTTGAGGCTGTCTGTCAACTGGCGGCGCATTGGTACGAAAACCGGGAAGCAACCCTTGTCGGTGTGAGCGCTCAGGAACTGCCCTTCGGCGTCTGGCAGATCGTCAACGAATTCAGGGAGTATTCCTTTGGCTGACGATGGTGGAATCGGTCGCATCAAGCAGCGGCTGGCGATGATCCCGAAGAACGTGCGGGAGGCGATGGTGCCGGAGCTGGTGAAGTCGGGCAACGACCTCGCAGTGACAGCCCGCATCCTCGCGCCACGGGACACAGGCGCCCTGCAGGAGAGCATCACGGTAACGCCGGGTGGATCGAACACCCCGCCCTACTCCACACCCGGTGGCCGCGTCACGGTCCCTGAACTGGCCGTCGCTGTGACCGCTGGAAACAAGGATGTCAGGTATGCGCACCTCGTAGAGTACGGCACACAGGAGGCTGCAGCGCAGCCGTATTTCTGGCCTGCCTTCCGTCTCCTCCGCAAGAAGATTACAGGCCGCATCAAGCGCGCTGCATCCACTGCCGTGAAGAAGAACTGGGGTGGCCGATGAGCGCTGAACTTGCCCTGCAGAAAGCCATCCGTGCGCGCCTCGTGGCATCCCCAGAAATTCTGGGACTGCTACCCGCTGCCAACATCCTCGACCGCAACGAGCGTCCGAACCCGCGCCCCTCCATCGTCATCGGTGAAGGCCAGAGCGTGGACGAAGGCGACAGCATCGCCCGCACCCTGACGCGGGTTTACATGGACCTGCATGTGTGGGTGGAAGAGCCATCAACGGAGATCAGCAAGCGCATTGCCGGGGCGATCCGGCTTGCCATGAAGGTCCGGCCCCCAGTGGGGGATGGATACAATTGCGCCGATTGCCGAGTGCGCGGCACCCGTTTCATGCGCGATCCAGACGGCAAGACCAGTCACGCCATCGTCACCATCGACGCCCTTGTGCAGGAGGTCGCATGAGAGCCGGGAACCTTGATCGCTCTATCACCGTCCAGAGCTTCACCAGCACCGTGAACGACTTCGGCACGCCTATCGAGACGTGGACCGACGTTGCCACCGTGCGCGCCCAGATCATCCAGAGCAGCACAGAGGAGTTCCTGACCAGCGGCGCAACCGACGAGACCGTCATCATTTTCCGCACCCGTTATTTCGGTGGCGTAACAACCTCTAGCCAAGTCATCTACGAGGGCAATACCTTCAACGTCCGCGAGGTCAAAGAGATCGGCCGTCGCAAGGGCCTGGACCTGCGCTGTGAACGAAAGGTGTCCGCATGAGCAGCAAAGGGACACGCGGAGCGAAGGCCACGCTGAAGGCCATCGACGGCGGTTTGAAGGGCGTTCCCAAAGCCTCTGCAAATTTGCCGACCCAGATGGAAGAGGAATGGAACACGATTGCCGCCGAAATGGTGCAGCGTCAAATCCTGACCGCATCCATGACGGGACTGCTGGAAGCGTACCTCATTGCAATCTGGACCGTGCGCGAATGCCAGAAGGCGATCGAGGAGCACGGCATTCTCACGAAAACAGCCCACGGCAATCTCAAGCCGAACCCAGCCTCTGGCCTGATGTCCAAGGCGCAGGAGACCGTTGCCCGCATGTCGGCAGAGCTTGGCCTGACGCCGGCAGCGAGATCGAAGCAGGGTTTTACTCCATCGGAGGGAAACTCGAAGAAAGGAGGCGCACCCGATGGCCTCGACGTCTAAGGTGGAAAATATTCCACAATTCAAAGCCACGCGCCCGGAGTGGATCTTCGACGGCAGCGAGATCGAGGACACGTTCGGCTATGGCGAGCGCGCCGTGGACTTCCTGCGCCGCCTGAAGCATCCGAAGAGCGAGAGCGGTGATTTCGAACTGCCGTTGTTCTGGGAACGTATCGTCCGCCGCATCTATGGCCCGTGCTATCCGAACAAGCGCCGACAGGTGAAGACGGTATTCATCCTCCTGCCGCGTGGCGCCCGCAAGACCACGATGGGCGCAGGCCTCGCATTGCTCCATACGGTGGGCTGGGAGCGCGTTCCCGGTGGTCAGGCAATGGTTGCCGCCTCTGCCGAGGAAGACGCCCGTATCGCTTACGACGAGGCCGTGGGCATCGTAGGCGAAACCGAGTGGCTGCAATCAGCCATGAAGCCTACCGAGAGCGTGTTCTATCTGGAGCATCGCAAGAGCAAGGCCACGTTCCGCGCTCTGGCATCCGGTGGCAAGGGCAAGCTCGGCAAGACTCCAAACTTCGTGCTGGCCGACGAGCTGATCAATTGGGAGGGCGAGAACAGCCGCCGCAATTGGCAGGCCATCCGCACGGGCTTGAACAAGGTTCCGAACACGCTGCTGGTGATCATTACGCAGGCCGGCCGAGGACAGGAAAACCTTGCCTATGAGCTTCTGACCTATGCCCGCAAGGTCCAGTCCAGTGTGATCCATGATCCGAACTTCCTGCCGGTCCTGTTCGAGAGCCACCCCGACGACGATTGGCAGGATGAAGAACTCTGGCACATGGTCAATCCCGGCCTGGCTGAAGGCTATCCGGATATCGACGGCCTGCGCACCATGGCGCGGGAAGCCAAGGAACGGCCATCTGACCGCGATAACTTCCGCCAGTTCCACCTCAACTGCTGGCTCGATTACAGCGCGTCTCCGTTCGTCTCCATGCCGATCTATGACGAGGGGAACTTTCGTCCAGATTTGGACGAATTGGAAGCGAACCAGACGCCTTGCTATCTCGGCGTGGACCTTTCCAAGACCACCGACTTGACCGCCGTTGTTGCCTGCTGGGGAGACCGTGAGAACGGGTATGCCGTCCACCCTTGGTTCTACCTGCCGAAAGACAACCTGCTGAAGCGTGGCGCGCGTGAGGGTGTAAATTACGCTGTCTGGGAAGAGCAAGGCCACATCACGCTCACAGAGGGCAACGTGGTCGATTACCACGCGGTAGAGGCTCACATCAAAGAGCTATGCGCCCGGTTCAACGTTCGCGAGATAGCTTTCGATCCGGCGCTCGCCCGCAACAGCATCAACAATCTTCTGGATGAAGGTTTGCCCGTGGTCGAGTTTCGGCAGGGCTGGCTCACGATGTCCCCTGCCATCAATGAGCTTGAGCGTGCCATCCTGGCCCGGCAGTTCCAGCACGGCGGCCACCCGATCCTACGGTGGCACTTCGATAACATCGCTCTCCGCGAAGACAGTTCCGGCAACCGTTCCTTCCACAAAGCCAAAAGCAAAGACCACATCGATGGCGCCGTCGCCACAGCCATGGCCGTTGCCCGCTGCGCTGCCGGCGATAGCGGCCGATCCTCTTACGACGATTTCGATGGTGACATCGGAGAATGGAGCTACGCATGAGCCAGACCGACGAAGAACGCCTTGTGATTATGCTTGAGGCCCGAATTAAGGATCTCGAGCGCAACATGGCGAAGGCCAGCGGCACGACGGAGCGCGAGTTCCGCAAGATGTCGCAGTCTTCCAAGCGTGCGACCGACCAGATGGAGAAGGATGCCATCAGGTCAACCACGCGCATTAATCAGGCGATGGCTACGGTCGGCACCAAGATCGGCGCCGTCGGCAAGGCGTTCAGCGCTGGCGTGTGGGGCGGTATCGCTGGTCTTGGCGTGGCTGGTGTCGTGGGCACGCTTGCCAGTCTCGCAAAAGGCATTTCAGAAGTAGGCGATCAGGCAAAGATTGCCGGCGTCAACGTCAAGGCGTTTCAAGAGCTGAAATACGTTGCCGAGCAGAACCGCATCGGCGTTGACGCGCTGACGGATGGCCTGAAAGAACTCAATCTCCGGGCTGATGAATTTATCCTGACCGGCCAAGGCTCGGCGGCCGAAGCGTTCCAGCGGCTCGGTTTCTCGGCGGAAGACCTGAAAAAGAAGCTCGAAGACCCCTCTGCCCTCTTCACCGAGATTATCGGTAAGTTGGGGAAACTCAGCAAGGCGGCGCAGATCAGAATCGCTGATGAGATTTTCGGCGGCACTGGCGGCGAGAAGTTCGTCCAGCTTATCGACCAGGGCGAAGCCGGCATCCGCGACACGATCAAAGCCGCGAATGATCTTGGTATCGTGATGGATCAGCAGCTCATCGACCGCGCCGCGGAAGTCGATCGCCGGTTCAACCAGATCGCCAATACAGTCGGATCAACACTGAAAAGCGCCATCGTCTCGGCTGCCGACAGCCTGGCCGAGTTCATCGATGGGTTCCGCGATTATCAGAACCAGATGAGCAGCACGCTCCAGAACACCCAGCGCGAAATCGGCATGAAGCGGCTGGACATCGAGAACAAGATCCTTGAGGCCCAGAACAAGAGCTGGGCGACGGATGCTCAGCAAAATAAGGCCGTTGGCCAGTATCGCATCGAGCTTGAAAAGCTGAACCAGGAAGACGCCAAGATCACCAAGGCGATCGGTGACAAGCTGCAGCCCATGCAGCGAAGCGGCAACGACACGTGGACGCCTCCTGACTACAAGCCGCCCAGCAAAAGTAAGTCTTCCCGCTCGGCCTCCACGACGCAGGCTGACCGCGAGCGTAAGGCAGTTGAAGACCTCATCAAGGAGCTTGAGGAAGAGCTTCGTATCGTCAACCTATCCGACGCAGCCAAGCGCGCCTCAGTGGCTTCCAGGCAGGCTGGAGCAGCTGCGACCGACGACGAGCGGAAAAAGATAATCCAGCTGAATGAAGCAATATTTCAGGAAGAGGAGGCGCGCCGGAAAGCCGACGAGCAGATGCTCTACTACCGCGACCTAACCAAGGCTGGCCTTGATGACCTGTTCGGCGCGATCGAAGAGGGCAAAAGCTTCTGGGAGGCGATGGGCGACGTTGCCGTCAACAGCCTCAAGCGCATCGCGGACACGATGCTTGACGACGTGCTCGACAGCATTTTTCAGGTCAACAAGGCGGCATCCGGCGGCGGTGGTGGCGGTGGCTTCCTGTCCAGCTTGCTTGGAGGTCTGTTTGGCGGCGGCGGCTCGCAATGGGCAGGTATCAAATCCGGCTCGATCACGGGCGGACTATTCGCCAATGGCGGAGCGTTCCCCAATGGCATCAACGGGTTTTCAAACCAGATCGTCAGCACACCCACGATGTTCGCCTTTGCCGATGGCGCTGGCCTCATGGGTGAAGCTGGGCCGGAAGCAATTATGCCGCTCTCTAGGGACGGCTCTGGGCGCCTTGGCGTGGCGGTGAATGGTTCTGCCGCCTCCGGTGCTGGAAGCGCGTCTGGCGGCTCCTCTGAGGTGCTGGTGAAGCTATCGCCTGAACTGGTGGGGGAAATCCTGAAGCAGGCTCAGGGGCAGACGGTGAAGATCGTTTCCCAGAACAACAAAGACACGCAAAACTTCAAGTCAAACGGCGGGAGGGAATACTGATGGCCGATTATGAAATCATACCCGAGGTGCTGCCGTGGGCATCGTGCAGCTTTGACCCGATAAGCCCGGCCAGCTCGTCGCGCATGGAAGGCCGCCGGACGGAATCTCAATCGTTCGGTACTCCTTACTGGACACTGAAGCTCGCCACGCACTGGCTGGAAACCCATCTGTTCGGCCTGTTCGATGCCTTCACCATGAAGGCCGATGTTCGGGGCAAGCCGTTCCTTGGGTATGACGTGTTCCGCCCGCGCCCGATCGCGATGGATACCGGTTCGCCCTTATCCGGCACCAAGGCAGGCGGCGGGGCATTTAACGGCGATGTATTCTTTCAGGCCGTGTCCGCAAACACGCTGTATCTCGGTGGACTGCCGGCGGGGTTCATCTTCACGGCAGGCGATTACGTCGAGGTGAGAGCCAGCGTTTTGAAGCGATCCCTGCACAGGGTCACCGAGCCAGCAGTGTCGGATGCCAATGGCTTTGCGACCGTGCAGATCATGTATCCGCTGGACACGCAGAACTTTAACGCGACGTGCACCGGTCACCTCGAAAAGCCCTCGTGCCTGATGATGATCGACCCCGGCAGCGTGCAGGCGCCGAAGTCATGGAACAGCCGTGAGGGCAGCTTTTCTGCAACGGAGGTTTTCGTCTCATGAACCTCGAAAAGCTCCTCTGCGCCGAACTGAAGCGCCAGCTTGAAGCCAAGGGTGTTCGTGACACACGAATACCTTCTGGCGGCGAACTGCTGTGGAAATGGTTCATGGCCCTGCACAAGACCCGGCAGACTGGTATGGCTGGCCCTCAGCCGATCACTTACGCGGAAATTATGGCCTACAGCCATATTTACTCCCTGCCGATCGAGCCACGGCACGTAAAAATCCTCGTAGCCATGGATCAGGCCTACCTCGAAACCGTCTACAAGAAGCAACCGCAGGCGCCTGAGGGCGTGAAGGTTCTCCCGCCGGTATCGAAAGCTCCGCTGACGGCCGGTCTCTTTGATGCTCAATTCGGGGGTGCGAAATGACGCTCACCAAGAGCATGTACAGATCGTATACCGAGTATCGGCATGGCAAACCGAAACCTGTGACGCTCCCAAGGGTCTTCAAGCAGGATGAGAGGCGGCACGTTATTCATGACGTGATTGACATCATGTCTGACTGGCGGCACTCGCCGTTCGAAAACGAAGGATCGACGCGCGCGGGGATACGCTCGGCATTGTGCCTTCAGGGATACCGCTGGGAGGTTTCGGACCACGAGGCGGCGCTGCTGGTCGGAGAGGCAGTTAAAGCCGTTGGTGCCGCTCGGCCTTCATGGGAGCAAGGGCAGCGTGACTATTATGCGGCCAGCGTTTATTGCCGCTGGTGCGCCATCCCGCTTCCAGAGGAAGAGCAGTTGGGCCAGCGCAACGGGCAGTATTGCTCTGGCGTTTGCGCAAAGGCCGCGCTCACTTACCGGATAAGGGCGTCAGATTGCCGCGACAGATCGATCATCGAAACGGCGTATCGGGCCGTCAGGCGTGAGTTATCGGCAGAGAGAACTTGCGAGGAGTGCGGGATATCCTTCAAGCCGTTCGCGTTCTCAAGAGTGTCGCAGAAATACTGCACGACCATTTGCCGCGACAAGGCGAACCGGAAGTACCACGCCAAGCCGTGCGCGGTGTGCCAGGAGCCATTCTTTCCGAAGCGCCCCTCTCAGTACTTCTGTTCAAAAGCCTGCATGGGCGAGAGCATGAAGACTATCCAAGAGAGAACGTGCAGCCATTGCGGGGATGTGTTCCGGCCTAAAAACGAATGGGGCGGGAGGGGAAATTTCTGCAGCAAAGAATGCACCTATGCCAGTCTGCGGGTTCCGAAATTCGAGAGAGTTTGCGGTTGCTGTGGTGAACCCTTCCTCGCGAAAATGGCCCGGGCGAAGTACTGCTCTCGCAAATGCATTTTGGTGATGGACAAGCGCAAGCGCCGGCAGACGCCCGCGGTTATCCCCTTCGTGCCCATGCACATGCTGACGGCCGAGGTATTTGACGGATGGTTCAGGAGAGCGGCTTAGTCCGCCTTCTTACGGCCGGCCATGATCTCTGCGAACATATCGGCCTGTCTCTCCGAAGCCGACCGAATCGCCTTGAGCTGGCTCAGCATGTTGCCGAACGCTGCAATGATGACGAAGCCCACGATGGCAGGAGCCGCCCAAGGCAGCATCGCCAAGATGGTCAGCGCGGTTGCCGATCCGCCGCCGCTGTTGGCCGTGATCAAAATCATCACGAGCAAGACGATAGAGGCGCCCAGCGCGCCAACAACTTCCAGAAATTTATCCAT